GACGCGGTAGAACGGTCCTTCTGTGGCTGTTTCATATGTCACTCCTTGGACAGGAATTGTCGCAGCCTTTGGTGCTGAGACTTCAGGAATATTTGCTTTTGTTGCTGTTTTTGCCACATCTTTAATTGCGCCCACTGCGCCAGGCATGGCTGCGGGAGTCCACATTTGGGGCAGGATGGGCGGCAGCTTAGACTCGCGTATCAGGCGCTCTAAGCCCTCGGCAGTGCTCTCAAGGTACTCGGGGCCAAGCTCCGTCTGCATGGGCCTCATATCGCCTGTAATGAAGTCCTGAGAGGCTTCTATGGCGCGCTGTAATGGGCCTGTGTCTGAAGGGTCGCCGCTCTTGATTGCTTCTTTGATAAAGGTGCCGGCAGTGACGGCAGGTGATACCAAGGTGCGGCCAACAATTGGCAGGCCCGTAAGTGCCGCATCAATACCGCCAGCGAAACGCGGGGCCACTGACTCGATGTCTTGCAGAATGTTGCCTTGGCCATAGCCTAGCAATGAGGACACACCGCGCTTGGGCGTCTTGCCCATGAAGCGGTCAACAGGATTGCCACCGGCCTGCATCCGTGGCGCATTCATTAGCTCAAGCAGCATCGTGTCGAGATTGTCAGAGATGCGGACAGCACCGCCCTTCTTGTAAGGGATGGGCTTGCTGAACTTCTCGCGGATCTCAGGCGTGATGTCAAAGCCGATCTGGTCCATGGACTTTGACTTGCTGTACAACTCGTCAAGGTATTGCTCGGCCCTTTCAAGGCTTCGGAATCCAGGATGATCTGGTATCGCAATGTCGGTGTCAGCGTCGACCACATAGTACCGATCGCCTTGCAGCGAAACATCAAGTGGTCGCTGTTGCGTGATGCCTGGGATGGTCCTGACATTGTCCTTGCCAACCAGGGCCTTGAGCCTGCCGGGGACGATCTCATCGTAGAACTTGCGCATTCCTGCTTCAGTGGACTCGCCCTTAGCGTCCTGGGGGAAGCGCAGGAAGGACTTGTACCCGTCAATGAATGCAACGCGGTCGTAGCCCTCATCGACTGCGCGCCTGATGATGTTCTTCAGGGACAGGTCAACCCACTCGTTAGTGTTCTTAACGAACGGACCGGCTGGGGTTCGCTTATCTCCACGCGTTTGAACCAATTGCAAGGCTTCGTCAACCGCCTCTTGAGCGTTAATCTCTTTATCGCCAAGTCCAGTGTTAGCGATGAAGTGGCCGTCTTTGGTGCGGACTTCCCAGTACGGCCTATCAGCAGAATTGTTAACCGTGGCGACCAAGTCATCCTTTGTCAAAGGCTTGCCCGCAAACCCTTTTTTGCGGCCCTCTTGCGCCCAGTCAGACTGAAGCTCCTCGATGAAGAGGACGTTTTTGTTGTCGGCGTCCACGCGGTCATTCATCCTGATATGAGATATGACGTTGGGATCTGACCAGTGCGACGAGCGGAAGTTGTCATCGTACTTTTCTGAAGACGGGACCTTGAGCAAGACCTCGCGGTAATTTTTGCCGCCCGGCTCTTGATACTCGTGGTACTCGGTCAGCCGCTCCCCAGGCTTGGTGCCATAGCTGTGAGTCCGGCTGAACTTGTTGATGTCTTCTTCGGCCTTCATCGCAAACTCGGCGGCGTCCAAATCGTTTTCCGCAAGGGCCTTCTGATAACGCTCATCGGCAAGCTTGCGCAACTGAATGATCTGCCTGTAATCGTTGACATTCAGGTCTGGCATGTGCAGGTCGGCAAACCCCTTCATGTAGGGCGGTATGACAGATCTACTCAGGACCACCTCTTCGACATCGGGCATGGTGCCCTTGGTCAGGGCCTGAACTTCTTCGCGCGTGATGTTGGGCGTGGCCGCAAGCTTTTGAGCTATGCCTGCATCCTCAAGGCGCTGCTTGCTGATGCCTGCCCGTGTGAACTCATTGAGGAAGGCTTGCCCTGGCCCTTGCTTGCGCTGCAAGGTAGTGGCCGTCTCTTCGATCGGGTTGTAAAAGCCAAGCTTACTGACCGGCGCATTGACATTCAGGGGTGCTGCCATGCTTAAGGCGCTGCCAAGCGGACCCTCGCCAAACATGGCGCGATCGACTTGCTCGAGGCCTGTCCGGCCCAGTGCTGTGGCACCGCGTGTGATGGCCTGGGTTGCAGGCTTGACGAATGGCGTAACCATGCCGCCGATGTCTGTCAGTGCGCCGACGTTGCGGCCAATCTCACGCAGGTTTGCCTGCGATTGCTGGCGCTGTGGCGATCCTTCCATGATGCTGCCGGTGTAAGGCACCGGGTCTTCAATGTTGCCAAATAAGCCACTAGCAAAGCCGCGGCTGAGCGCACCAAGCGGTGTCTCAGGCGTGGACTCGCGCATCTGCTTTTGCTTGGCAGCCTTGGCGGCCATGGGATTGAAGTTGAACATCTGAGTGGGATCGCCACCGTCTTGCATGTGGACTGCGCCGCCAGTGCGGTATTCCTGCTGGCCTTTATCACCAAACCTAGCCTGGAGTAAAGGCGTCAAACCCTGGTAGCTTGATCCAAGCTCCTCGTCTTCAGGCTGCTTCGTTAAGGGCTGAATGTCAGCGGGAGCGCCTAATAAATCCTCTTTCCATTTTGGGAATGCCTCATTCCAAATCTCTGCTTTTATATCTCTTGGCTGATCAACCGCCGATTCGGTCATCGTGTAAGCCAGCGGGTTTTGCAGCACATTCACAAAGGTTGAGGCCAGCGCAGGATTCTCATAAACCTGCCATGCAGCCTCGTCAATCTCTTGGCGATTAAGCTTATCTAATGGGTCCGAGCCATGGTACTTGGGCACTGAGTCAAAGCTGTTAGGCCCCGTAGGCTGCGTTTGACTAATCAAATCCGAAAGACCACTTGTTAAAGCGTCCACATATTCAGGATCAAGATCCTTGATGCGACCAAGCAACTCTGCTGGCGACTGGACATCTGCGATGTACTCGCCAATTTTCGGTGTGTAAATGCGATCCAGACCCTTCAATAAATTCCACGCGTCTTCTTCAGGAAGGATTGTTAAGTCATCCTTTACTTGATCGAGCGGCGTACCACCACCTTGCAAACCAACTGCACCGCCACTAGCGTATTCGAAGTTCTCGGGATTGCCGCGGATGGGCTTCTTGCCCAGCACGAGCGGTCCGATCTGGATGATGCCTTCCTCAGTGCCAATGATCGGCTCCATGGTCTTGCGATCGTAAAAGAAGCCACGGCGCTCGGGGTCATAGCCGATCTGGGCGTAGTCCTTGCTGCGCAGGGCTTCCATGGCCCTCTCAACGGCTTCCTCGTCACTGCCAGGCTTGTAAGCGCCGCGGATGGTAGCGAAGGATGATTTCTGTTTTTCACCCTTGGCCACCTTACGGGCAGCCCCAGTGCCGGGCATCATCTTGGTCTCGCCCTCAAGCATCATCGTTGGCGTGTAAATGGTCTTAGGCTCATCAGCAGGCGGCTTTAAGCGATGCTGTGATGTAACCCAAGTGCCCTTTTGCGAGTATGAGGGGATGTCGAGCCTGCTCAGGATTGTCTCGCCTGGCGTTAGCACATCAGTGCGGCCAAAGTCCTTGGCCTTGTCCTTGGATAGCGCTGCCAGTGCTTCTTCAGCCGTGGCAGGCTTGGGTATGAACTCGTAAGGCGTGACAGGCTTTAGCTGGTCAACGATGGCGTAGTACTGCTCGCGGGTGATCTTGCCCTGCTCGTAAAGCCTGGCAGCCTGCTGCAGTTCAGGCATACGCTTGGTGACATCCTTGAAGTTCATGTCCAAGCGGCTGACGGCAGGCTTGGGCGCACCGTACAGCATCTCGAGTACCTTCTTCGCGTCTGTTGGCTTGGGCATCATCGGCCTCCGTTTGCGCGGGATGATAACCGTTTGCGGTTAGCTTGCATACGGATTGGTCCTTACGATGCCTGCGTCCACATAGTCCTCGGGATCGTAGTCATCAGGCGGTAGGGGGTCGATGTTGAGCCAGCTTGCGTCCCTGAGATACCTAAGCGCCTGGCTGAAGGCATCGCAAAAGTCATCGTGGTCGGTATTCGGGAAGCTGCAGATCTGCGTGACCATGGCCTCAGCCCAGTCGCGGACATAGCCCGGCCTGTTGCTGGACTCGGGCACATACACCCTTCCTGCTTTCACGATGTTGGCCACAATCGATAAGCGCTGGATCTTGTCAGCCCTGCCAGGGTTGTAGGCCCTCACCGGGATGTGCGCGCGCTGCAGGTCTTGGATCAGCACGATGCCGGCGGCTTTGTCTTCGACCAGGACCAGGTCCACCTTCTTGGCGGTCTTGCCCTCACCGAAGATGATCTCGTACTCGTCAATGACCTTGGGCTTCAAGTCAGGGTACTGCAGCCGGTCCTGCCAGGCGTCGATGATCAGCACGCACATGCCACCGTCCTGGGGCTTGAAGACACCGAAAGTGATCGATGCGGTGGGGTCGTTGACCGTCTTTTCAGTGAAGGCACAGTCATAGGACTGGACCACATACTCGAGCTTGGGCAGTTCCTTGCCGGCAGGCCAAAGCTTGAACCAATCCCTTTGGACAATGCCGCCCTCTTCGGGGTCGATGATCTCAGCGTAGATCTCCTGGCGGCCAAGCTTGGTGCCCTCGTACTGCAGGATCTGACGCTTGAAGTTCTCAGACAGGTTATCCAGGTTTGAGTAAGTGCTGGCAGTGGTAAGCACCACATCATCACCCTCGCGGCTGATCAGGTCGATGATCAGGTCCTTGGGCTTGGGTGTTGTCGTGCAGATCAGCCTGGTCTTCATGTCAGGCAGCTTTAAGCGCATACCAAACTGGATCTGGTCCCAGGCTTCTTGGATGTACTCCCATGCGGCTAACTCATCGAGCCAGCCACCGTGGAACTGTGGACCGCGGAAGCGCTCAGGCTCCGAGGCGGGTATGCCTTTGATCAGCGAGCCGTTGGTTAAGCGTAGCTCATGCAGAGCCTTATTGTAATCAGCGATCAGGACCGCAGGAATCACGCTCAGGAGGCCCGAATCACCCTCGAAGCATGTACCCCTCACGTCACTGCTCGTTGGGGCCGCTACGAGCCATCTGGTGGCTTTGTAGGACTGTGCCCACCAGCCAATCTGTTCTGCTGCAGTCCTGGTCTTGCCGGCACCGCGGCCTGCCAGCATGAGCCATATGGACCACCAGTCACCGTGCGGAAGGATCTGGTGCTTGAGTGCTCGAGTGAGCCACATCATGCGCCAGGCCCAGGCGGCAGCCGCCTGTGGCTCTAGCCTGGTGTACTGCTCGCGGATCTGTGGATCTTTGAGCAGGACCTCGAGGTCACTTGTCCCCAAGCTGTCTCTTAGCCTCGAGGTTCTTGAGCATGGCGTCGAAGATACTAACGTCGGCCTGCACGGCTACGGGATTATCAGCATCGCCAGCGTGGGTGAGGCGCTCACCGTACTTCTTGGGGTTCCACTTGGCCAGCAGCTTGAGCCGTGTCTCGATCTGCAGCTTGCGGTGGCCAAGCATATCCTCCCTGGTAACGATAACGCCACCTTCAGTTTCAACTTGCTTAGTGCCCCACTTGGGCGTGTCAGCTAGCTCGAGGCACTCCTCGGCCATCTTGTCGTATCCGATCTCCCGTGCGCGTGCGATGGCTGCAGAAAGACCGACTCCGCGCCCCGAAGCAACCTCCTTGTCATCCCTGTACATCCAGTCGTAAATGGTTCGCCAATCAGGCATGCCTTCATCTCGGCATATCTGTCTTAGTGGCTCAGCGTTACTTAAGCGCTCCACGATCTCTTGTGCGATCTCGGGGGTGTATTTGCTGGGGCGGCCAGTTTTCTTTGGCGCGGTTTGGGGCGCGGCCTGGGCTTTGGGTTTGGCGGGTTTGGGCATCACATCTTCCAGTGACATAAGATCCGCTGATGATAGGGTTTTGGTGGGCTGGTGGCAATTGCTTGCGCAAGGCAAGGTCTAACTGCTTGATTTTACTACAGCTTTACCAAAAA